AAGCAAGTTAAGCTGACAGCTGAAAATGCTAAAAAGATAAAGTCTTAAGGCTTAGTCATGTTAATTGTACTTGAAGCGCCTAAAAGCGAACCTGTTTCTGTTGATGAGCTAAAACAACAGTGCAGGATTGAAGATGATGAAGAGAATGTGCTTTTAAAGCGGTACATTGTTGCAGCAAGACAATACTGCGAAGGCGTTTCAAACTACATGATTGCTCGGCAAAAGATTAGACTGCTTTTCGATAAATTTTCCACTGATTTTATAATCAGAACATGTCCAATCATATCAATCGATAGCATTACTTATTTCGATTCTGAAAATATGAATCAAACGATCGATTCGCCTGAATATATTGCCCGGATTAGTGATACCTACACTATGGTTAATCATCTTACTTTCTGGCCAACGAATCTATCAACAGTAATTCACAAGCCGGTGATGGTTGATGTCACTGCAGGTAAAGCACAGCCCCTTGAACACCATAAGCAAGCGATCTTAATGATTGCAGCTCACTGGTATCGACATCGTGAGGATGTTTCAGACCTTAAGTCGGTGGAAGTGCCGCATGGTTCCAGGGCATTGCTAAACCTTACGAATAATCAGGTATTTTAATGTATTCGGGTAAGCTCAATAAAAGATTAACCTTTCAGCGTTTCACGTTATCAAGTGATACTGAGGGTTCAACACTTGAGAATTGGACTGATCTTTTTAAGCGATGGGCCAGTGTTAATATCAATAATGCTTCTGAGACTTTCAAAAATGATCAGGATTTTGCAACCAGATCAGGGTTCATACTCGTTCGTTATGATTCACAAACAAAGACACTTACCTCCAAGGATAGATTCTTGTATAACGGCCAGTATTGGGAAATCGTTGGTGTTATAAATATGCAAGAAAGTGACGAGTATTTAGAAATAGCGATTAGACGTTATGGACCTGAAAATTGAGGTTAAAGGACTAAGGGAAATTGAGACTCAGCTCCTAAAACTTGAGGCAACAGTAGCCCGTAGAGCTCTAAATCAAGCCCTCAGATCAGCATCTAATAAAGTTGTTAAAAATGCCAAGCAAAGAGCTCCAGGAAGTATAAAGAAATCTATTTTTGCTAGTCGAAAAGTTATGGGTATTACAGTAATTTCGAAGGATACTGCAGCCCAGCTTACCATTGGCGTTCACTCTAAAGGCCCCAAAGCATCACCACATGCTCATTTAATTGAGTATGGTACCAAGAGACGCCGAACCAAAGAAAAAGCTCAGACACTGAGAAATATCGCACGAGGTCGTACTACCCGAAAACGAGTGGTAAGGATCGCTGGGAAATACTATTCCCTTGGAACTGACCGAGGAAAAGTAAAAGGGCGTTACTTCATGCGAAGTGCTTGGCGATTAGAAGGCGAGAAGAAATACATTGGACGTTTCCAAAAGACGCTTACTCGGAAAATTGAGAAACTTTCCAGATGATTAGTCAAATAATTGCAGATATGAAAGCTGATGCCGGCCTAACGGCTCTTGTTGGTAGTAGGATTTATCGAGGTCTTGTACCACAAGGAACACTTTTTCCTTTGATTCTATTTGAAGCCAACCAAGAGATTCAGAATACTCTGAGTGGGCCAAGTAGCTTACAGAAATATGAATTTGATTATGAAATCCATGCTGAAAGTTACGTATCTGCCAAAGCAATCCTCAACGCCTTAAAAGTCGCGCTAAGTGCAGGTTCTGGATATTCATACACTATTACGTTTGTTGATGATGGTCGGTTCAACGACGAAATTGGGCAATACACTTTAACAGCAACAATAAATTTTTGGGGGTAGATTATGAGCGCTTTACCATCGCAAGGTGCAGCATTAAAGTTAGGTCAAGGAGATGGCCCTCCTGAAACATTCACTGCAATTGGTGAAGTCATTGGGATTTCAGGTGTTGGCGGTGGATCAGCTTCAGAGATTGATGTGACAAATTTGGCCAGTTCGGGGAAAGAGTTTTTGATGGGTTTGAAAGACGAAGGTGAGGTTAGTGTAACATTAAACCTTGATACTGGTGATACCCAACAAACAGCTTTAAGAACTGCAAGGGATAATTCGATACTTAAGAATTTCGAGCTTGAGCTAACTGATTCTCCTCCTACGATCTTATCTTTCTCTGCCTTTGTTAAGACGTTTAATGTTGGTGTAGCAGTCGACGATAAGATAGGTCTAGAAACAAGTCTCAGGATTTCAGGAGCAGTAACATGGAGCTAACGAAGCAATTAAGTCTGTCTGATGTATTGAATATTCATGATACTGTTGAGGAAAAGGTGCCAGTACCTGAATGGGGCGAGGGCGCATATATTGTAATTCGCTCTATGACTGCTGAGGCACGTGATGCCTATGAGATGAGCCTCTTCAATAATAAATCTGGTGAATTTAAACAGGACTTTGAAAACGCTAGAGCTAAGTTAGTTTCTGCCTGTGCAATTGGCCCTGATGGCAGACGGATGTTCCGAACAGATCAGCACGTTCAGGTTCTAGGTAACAAATCAAGTACCGTTGTTGATAGGCTTTTCCATGCTTGCCAAAAACTCAATGGAATAGGTCAGGAAGAAATCGAAGAACTTACGGGAAACTCAGAAGCCGACCTGTAGCTCTTTTTTTGCATAAATATGCATTAGCTATCGGTTGGCCTGTTCCCCTTCTTAAAAAGATAATGTCTAGCAGGGATATTAGTGAGGCTATGGCTTATGATCGTATACAGCCCTTTGGTGATTATCGCCAAGACCTAGGCTACGCCATGGTCGCTTCAACTATTGCAAACTGCCATAGAAGCTCTAATTCTAAGCCATTTAAGCTTTCAGATTTCGTTCTCAACTTTGATGAAGTAAAAGAGAAGAATCTCAACGATCAAATTAAAGAGGCATTTAATTTTGGCCAGGACACTAGCAGCATTAGCTATTAATTTACAAGCTAACAGCGCTCAACTTGTACAGGAGCTAAAGAAAGCCAATGATAATATGCAGTCATTTGGTCGGTCTGTCTCTAGCGTTGGCAAGAAGGCTGTTGCTCTTTATGCGGTGGTACAAGCTGCGCAAGTGGTTAAGGATGCTAGTGCTGGGATTGTCACAACAGCCGCAACTTTTGAGACTTTAAATTCGAGCCTTGAGACTGTTTTTGGTAGTGCAGAGGTTGCCGCAAGGAAGTTTGAAGAACTAAGGGGATTTGCTGCTGAAACACCATTTACCATAAATCAAGTTACTGAAGCTGCAATTAAAATGCGTGCTTTAGGGTTAGACCCTTCTATTGCCTCAATAAGAAGCATGGGTAACACGGCCTCAGCTATGGGTAAGCCCCTAATGCAGTTTGTCGAAGCAGTTGCCGATGCTGCCACTGGAGAAATGGAAAGGCTTAAAGAGTTTGGTATTAAGGCCTCTAAAGAGGGTGACAAGTTCAAGTTTACCTTTCAAGGTGTTGAGACTGTTGTAGCAAATAGCGCTAATAATATCCAAAAATATCTAATGGATGTAGGTAATGTTCAATTTGCTGGTGCGATTGATAAACAAGCTGAAACTCTCTACGGAGTCTTTGCCCAGGCTCAAGGAGCCGTAGAGAACTTTGCGGCAGCCTTTAGTGAAAAAAGTGGTCTCTCTGCATCGATTAAATCTGCAACTAAGCGCTTTACAGAGTTTATGAATACTCTGACTGGGAAGGTTGAGGAAATAGGTCAGGTCGAAACTGTAGAAGAGCTTGAAGCAAAGTTAAAAAAGTTAAACGATGGCATAAAAGTAATCAATCAAACCTATGCTTTTAGTGAACAGCAGAAAGAAAGAATTATCACGAAAAAGCGTGAAGAAATTGCTGCTATTGAAGACACCATCAAGGCTCTACAAAAAGAAGCTGATGTAAAACAGAAAATTATTGATGATCAAAACGCCAAGGAAGAAAATTCTAGGCAAGAAGCCCTTAAAAAAACAAACCTCGATAATATTGCAAAGCAAGCCGAACAAAGGGAAAAAGAATTAAGTAAGATTTTTGGTGGTGACCCAACCGAGCGGCTTAGAAGCATGGAAGAACAGCTCATGACCGAAGATGAGCTTATTTTTAATAATGCAAAACAGCGTCTTGAGATGCTCAACAAATTCGCTGCCGAAGAAATTGGAACTGAGCAGCGACTTGCTAACATAAAGCAAAGGGTCATCGATAAATATCTATCAGATAAGGCTAATCTTGAAGAAACAAGACGTAAGCAAGAAAAAGCTAGGCAACAAGCATATAACGCTGAAACCATATCTGCTTTTACAGGGTTTTTAAGTGTTATGGGACAAAGAAACAAGGGTTTTGCTATAGCTGAAGCACTTGTTAATACCTATCTGGGTGTCAGTAAGACATTGGCAACTTACCCATATCCCTTCAACCTTGCACCTGCCGGACTACATTTGGCGGCTGGTTTGGCTCAAGTGAGCAACATTAGGTCTGGTAGCTCTGGAGGTTCTATCGGTGGTGGCTCAGCTCCCACAGTACCAACTACTCCTATCCCCTCAGTTCAGGGAGTAGAAGACTTAGCTGCTAACGATGAGCCCCAAACCAAAGTGATTACGGTGGCTGTAGAGGGCGATGGTGAACTCTTGCCAAGATCAGTCTTGCGTGAACTAGCGGATGAGTTAAACAGCCTTGATGAGGCTAATGTAAGGATTACCGTCTGATGGTTGGTAGAATACTGTGGGACAATTTTTTAAGAACCAGTTCGGTTATTGAAGATATCTATACAGTCTCAGGTTTTGATGCCTCAAAAAGTTTGGATGGTAGAACTACCACATTCACGATGTTTAATCCTGGAATATCTCAGATTGTTTATGATCTAGGCTCACAGAAAAATTTTAATACACTTTGCATTGCTAGACATAACATTGGACCAACCTCAGGTTATTTTCTTCTGTATGGTAGTAATGACAATATTACATACACCCCGATTATTGGTAACACTTACCCTCAAATAGGTAAAAATATTTTTGTTGACTTAGGGGGACAGTTCTACAGATATGTTCGATTTACTGTTAGCGACTTTACCAAGCAGACTTATTTGGCTGATATCTCAGTTGGACAAGCTCTAGAAATGCAGAGGTCGCAGAAGCACGGATTCATTAGGCCTGGGCTAGTTGATGATGATGTAATTATTAGCAATGTTACTCGAGGAAGGGAACTTGCAGGCCTTAGCGTTATAGAGAACATGCAGCGGATAATTTTTGACTTGCCTTATTATACGAAAGATTGGCTGGATAACTGGAAAAATCTGACTCAAGTTATGAAGTGGTTTCCAATTTATATAATTTGGGACATAAATAGAAACGATCACCCCTTTGGAAACTCTACGGGTGGAGAACCTGCTTTCTATTGCTGGCCAACCAAAAAAGTTCCTGAACCCAGATTTAGTAAAAATATCAATGGATATTATGATATTAAAATGGACATGACAGGTTTCTGGTTGTGACATATTCTTTCGGTGCAGCAACTTTATCAAGGCAATCCCTGAACATTGTTAGATTAGACCTTGATTCTAGAATTAGTGGCGGTTCACATGAATACCTTTGTGATGGTATATCCCCACCAAATAACCCGCCAATTTATTCCTGTGTGAAGTCTATTGAATGGATTCCACAGCGTACAGCAATTGATGGTGGCTTGGGATATCTCGGAGAGGTGACCATACATGCAATTGACTTTAATTGGCCAGGTGGTGCTGGCACTTACTTTGGCAGATTGTTAGCGAATAATCCGTACTTTCTAAATCGAAACATTAAAATATACAGCGGCTTCTTCTCAAGAGGTGAAGCATTTGATTTTGCCAATTTCCAAGAACGTGACTACTTCATTAGGGACATTCAAGGCCCAGATAATGATGGTAACGTGAAGATCAAAGCATTTGACATCTTAAGCCAAACCAAAGAGGCGATTCTTCCTACAAAAACAAACGGGGTTTTAAGTGCCAACATTACTGATGTATTTACTGGGTCTTTGAACATAGGTGACACCTCAGGCTTTCCTTCGTCTGGTTATGCGATCATCAATGATG